CACCGAAAAGACAATTGGTGAAAACATTCTCAAGTATGGTAAGTTGACCCGCAAAGTTTTGAAGATCAATCGAACCATTGTTAGTAATTAACTGAAGGGTATCAGGTCTAAACCGGCCTGGTTTTAGGGTTTCTGATGTCGCCATAATTATTCTCTAATCAAGGTTCTAAATTGAGCTGCAAACTCATCGACATGGTTTTGACTCAAAACATAGATATTTCTTTTCTTCTCGTTTTCAGCAATCTCGTGGTCATAGTTTGTAATAGGAACTATCTGTCCGCCAGTAACCCGCGTATGATCATAATCGACACGGATACTGGTATCCGCATAGACGTAATGATGAGGATCATTCAACCTAGATTGCGAACCATATTTTTGAATGACGAAATTACGCAAATCTTCTGCTGACATCAACCAATCATGGTATGGATCAATAACATCATTGATCAGTAAAATAGTCCAGTAAAATTCTACATTCTGGTACAATTCAAAAGAAACGTGTTCCGGTCTCTCGCCATCTTTCAACTCATAAAATTCTAACAGAGTAGAGTCTACAAATTTAGAAATCGGATGAACTCGTCTAAAGATGTCAGCAGTTTCAATAGAAGCGCCGTCTATGATATAATTTCGTCTTGGGAAATTACTAAAAAACATTATTCGTCTCCTTTAACGGAACCTGATTCACCTTTTTGGATTTTTTCAACTATAGCTTGTGCTTCAGCGGCAGAAGCCTCTTCGCCATTTCTATCATTAGCACCAGCTTGCCCGCCACCGCCGCCGCCCCCATATGGTCTGATCTGTTTCCTGTCTCGCAACAACACTTCTTTGAAGTTTAAGTTCAAGGTGATCTCAGTTGGAGCGCCACCCTCAAAACTGGTCATGAATCCATTATGACCGTAGTTTACTTGCATATCAGTCAACACACAGTTATTTATCGTGTTCAAAAATGAGTTCTTAGCACCATTGTATCGGTACTCAATTTTAAATTCTGAAGGATATCTCAAAAACAGTTGTTCTCTTTCTGGGTGCATGGCCCGTTCTAACTCATATAGAATGTTCATGACGTTACTCATTTCAGCAGAACTTCTCGGTGCAAATTTTACTTGCATTGGGAAACTTCGGAAGTTCATTGTTTTGAACAACTGTTCCTTGAATGGGTTTTCTACCTTACGAGTCAAAACTTGAATCGCGTCATCGGCAGGGAGATTGATTCCTATCTGTTTACCAATGTTCAACAACGCGGCAGCCTTTCTTATAGCAAGTTCGCTGCCGGTGGCAGGGTTGTCTGCAATCTGGTTCAATACGTCTTGGAGACTTTCACCTTTTCGTCTCGATTCAATAGCAGCTCCCAACAAACCAAAATCTGTTGAGTCCCACTGAGCAGACATTCTATTTTCTACTGCATTGGTCATGATAAGAGTAATATCTGCACCCAAGGATGTAGATGGCGGAGTTACTGAATTTACTGCGGCATCAGCAACTGTCCCAAGGGCACCGGCAATTTGTTGTCCTAGTTGAGCTGTTGCGTTACCGTTTCCATCACCAGATTCTTGGCTACCCTCACCAGCAGGAGAATCACCTTGGTTAGAGGCAGACTTTGAGACACCACCCCCACTACTGTGAATTATCTGAATGTTGATCGTGTGTAGATATCCGTCACTCTGACTAAAAGACCCCGTTCCACCCTGAGCCTGATCTAAGTTAGAAGGATACTGCAGCCTATTAACCTGGCCTTTGGTCGGCGATGAGGATGGTGTTTTTTTACCCTTGCCTTCGATGCTAACTTGCGATTGTTCGGCCACTGTTCTCTCCGATTATAACCTAAATAGTATTGTTATTATTGGACTATTTATATGCCTTACAGAAAAGATTTACACCAAGGACGATTTATTCCTAAAAATCCTGCCAAATATAAAGGAAACATTCAAGAGATAATTTACAGGTCGGGATATGAGTTGAAGTTTATGAATTGGGCTGACTTGAATGAGGATGTTCTTGAGTGGTCATCGGAATCTATAGTGATACCTTATAGGTCGCCAATCGACAGAAGAATACACAGATACTATGTAGACTTCTACTTGAAAACCAGAGGTGGGACATATCTCATAGAAGTGAAACCATCAAGGTTCACCAAACCCCCAGAGCCTAGAAAAAAGACAAAGAAGTATCTACAAGAAGTTGTTCAATGGGGAATCAACGAAGCGAAATGGAAATCAGCACAAGAATTTTGCGAGGACAGAGGATGGATGTTCAAGATAATTACTGAGAAGGAGCTCGGTATCTATTATAAATAGTCCCATGGCAAATCCATTTGAACAAATCAGAGCGGATTCTAATCAGGGACAAAGATCGTTCCAATGGTATATGAATCAAGTTCGCAACGTTGCGAGGGGGATCAATAATCCTTCCAGTGCAATGGCATCTAGCATAACAACACGAGTGCCGGTATACGAAATTGGTTCTATGTATCTGTTTAGGTATGATGCTAAACATAAAAACAAATTACCATACTTTGATGCGTTCCCCTTGTGTCTACCGTTTGAACCAACAAACGATGGATTTTGGGGAATGAACTTACATTATCTTCCATATCTTTTAAGGGCAAGACTACTAGGAAAACTACTTGAAACACTAGACGATCAAGCAATCACATCACAATCTCAAATGCAATATAATTGGGAGTTGTTGGGCAGTGCAGCACGTTTTCCAGAAGTCAAACCATGTGTGAAAAGATATCTGACTTCACAACTTCGCAGTGGATTTCACGAGATAAATCCAGAAGATTGGAAGGCTGCAATCTTTTTACCAGTAGAAGATTTCAATACGAATAAAGGAACAGTGTTCTCAGACTCTAGGAGCATGATGTAATGGCTTATTTTAAGCTCAACGATTTTCTCGGTCAAGTTCGACGGCGTGGACTCGCATTTTCAAATAGGTTTGAAATTGTATTGAAGAGTCCTATTGGCGGTGACCGACTCCCGTCCCTTCTCTGTGAAGAGGCGACCATCCCAGGCCTGCAAGCACTCTGGTCACCAACAAAGATTGGTATGTGGACAGAAAACAGGGTGCATGGTATAGAATTCTTTGGAGAGTCTGCCGCATTTACTTTCTACTGTGATACCGATTGGGGCGTAAGGGAATACTTTGAAAATTGGATGGGAGAGATGGTAAACTTTGAAACTAAAGAACCAAGGTATTACGAAACATTCACTGGCGAGGTCGATGTGATCGCGTTAGACAAACAAGACAACAGAGTAAAAAGGTGGACGTTGTATGAGGCGTTCCCGAGACTACTCAACATCACACCAGTTGCACAGGGTGGTGACGGTGTGGTTAGAGTTACGGTAACATTCTCCTATAGGTATTGGGAGGCTGGAAGTGCGGGTGGACTCGCAGGATTTGTCAGAGACCTTCGATCTGGTAGATCAATTAAAAATGCAGTGACAGAGATCATTAGAAAAGAGGTCAATGATAAGATTGACGAAATTACATAAATTGGAGTTAAATTATGGCACTACCAATGACAGAATATCCCTTGACGGAGATATATGTACATACACTAAAGGAGAATGTTGACTTTCGACCATTCTTGGTAAAAGAAGAAAAGTTACTTGTATTAGCAGCTGAGTCGGGAGATGTGATTGATATGGTTAAGGCATCACAACAAGTGGTGACTAACTGTTCATTTGGAAAAGTCAAAGGTGATGAAATTCCAATCTTTGACATGCAAAATATTTTCATTAATTTGAGAAAGATATCTGTTGGAGACACAGTTGAGGCATCATTTAAATGTGGGCATTGTGATGAAAGAAGCACAATAAACATTGACCTCAACAGATTTGAGTTGAAACAAGACGATAATCACACTCCGTTGATAAAAATTAGTGAAACTCTTTCTGTAGAGATGCGGTATCCTCAATCAGAAGAGTTAAAAGAAATTGCAGGCACAGAAACACACGCAGAGATATACAGTGTGTCAGCCAGATGTATAGACAAGATTTACATGGATGATGAAGTATACGAATCAGAAGATACTTCAATAGAGGAACGACAGGAATTCATTGAGAACATGACTTCTGATGCGTTTGCAGAGATCAGGCAGTTTTTTGAAACTATGCCAGTGATGGAAAACTCTATTGAATTCCAGTGTCAAAAATGCGGTAAAATAAACTATGCGTTTATGAATGGGTATCTGGATTTTTTCGTTTAAACCTCTTCCATGAATCTCTATCAAACTTTTTTAAAACAAACTTTTTATTAATGCAAGAACATAAATATAGTTTGACAGAGATTGAAAGTTGGATGCCATGGGAGAGGTCGGTGTATATTTCCATGTTGTTAGAACATTTAAAGAAAAAAGCAGACAAGATGAAACAAGGATAAGAAATGTCGCGAGCATCAATATTTGGCAGATTTAACCCGTTTAGGAAAGGCCCGAAAACACCGCCCAAAGTAAACCCGAGCAAAGGCCGCGGTGGATTGATGGGTAAGGCCGGCGGATTTGGTCTAGGTAGTTTATTTGGTGGTATGAACGATGCCATATCCGATATGCAGGGTGGTGGTCAGGATGGGAATGTCGGGTCTGTAGCTGTAGCAGGGCAAAATAATATGACCAATGCTGCGGCAGCCACAAGCGTATTATCAGACGCAGACAGTTCTGATCCAGTAGTAAGACAACTTCAAGACATTGAAGAAGTTCTAGTATCAATTAAAGGTGATACCTCAAACTTTGTATCCGGTATAGGATCAAAACAACCACAAGCAGCAAATATGAGTGCGTTAAGATCGGGATTCTCAATGCCAAAGGAGATGACTGAATTTGGAAAAGCGGCCGCAGCTTTAGGTGGACTTTTAGCGGGTATTCCACTGTTACTTGCAGCTGCAAGAGATAATAACAATAATGAAGAAAATAGTG